TCTTTCATTGATATAAAAAGATTGTTTGCAGTAGTTCTTGTCATTTCTGCAGGAAAAGCTACGAAGTTACCAAAAGGCGTTCTTCTTGTAGCAATAATAATTTTAGGTACTTTACTATAAGTTGGAATTGTATTTCTTGTGTACCAAGCAGCTGCTTGTCTAATAGCTTCGTTAATATCTACTTTTTGGCCAGTTAAAGTTGTATCTAATAATTCTCGTCCTGCTATTTCTTTAAACCATTTTCTAGCATTACGTATATCATTTTTAAATAAATCTTTTGTAAATGACTTATACCAATTGTAAGTGTACCATTTCCAAACGTTATCACCCCCAGCATATAGTCTTGCTGCTTTTTCTGTAAAAGGATTTTTTTCTAAAAATTTAGCCAATCCTTCTACACTTGCAAATTTACCATTCCTTACTTCTCTTAATACTGCTTGAAGCTCTGACGCTACAATGTTTTCATCTAACACTCCATATTTTATTCCTTCATCAATGCTAGCAAGTAATCTTAATTCTGCTTGGGCATTACCTTTACCAGCGTTAAATATATCATCAGCCACCATAGCAATGGCATCTGTTCCTGAAGCTCTTCCACCAATCACTCCTCTTGCAAGAGGAAACATCATTGCAGAATAAAAGTTTCTAACTTGCGTTTCTGGAGATAACACAGTTTTACCGTATTGTGCTCCGGCTTTTAATTGTAAAGCATTTTTATAAACACCACTTTGTAAAAGACCATCTAATATTCCTTTAGAAGAAGTAATGGCTTCTACTAAATCTGGGGCTCCGTACAGAGGATTTCTTTGTGATTGTAATAATGTTTTCATAGTGCCAATACCTTTAGCACCAGAGACAATTTTAGGAGCAGCAATTCCCGCTCTTTTAGCAGCTTCTTCTGATTTAAATAAAATACCAGCTCTTTGTAATTCTTTAGCTAACCTATCAAACAACATTTTATTTGTTGATTGAGTTACCATTGAAGACATAGTTGTCATAACTGAAGCTTTTAAATTATTTTTTTGTCCTAATAAATTTTTAATAACAGTAGGTAATTCTTCACCTGTTGCTATAAAGTTTTTTATTCTTAAGTATTTTCCAATTTCGTTTAAATTTTGAATAGGATCATACATATCTACTTTACCTCTTCTTAAAACTTCTCTTACCATAGCTTCAGCTTGTAATTCCCTAGCTCTGCCTTGAGATACACCCGGACCACCAAAAACTTTTTTTGCTTCAACTCTAAATACAGCACCACCTTTTCCATTAATTAAATTAAGAGCAAATTGTTTTGCTTTTTTAAATAAAGGTGATGTTTCTGGTACAGCATAACCAGGATTTTCAAATATAGCAAAAGACTTTCTCATATATCCTTTTAAATTTTTTAAAACTGCGTCTTTTAAATCACCTGATGGTAATAAATCACCAAATGTTTTTCGTATTTGATCAAGATCTTTTTTTAAAGCTTGTGCTGTAGTTCGTAAATCTTTAGGTAAAGCAGCTAAAGTTCTTTGTCCTTTTAAAAATTCCAACACACCATCCAAATAATAATCTTGACTAGCTGGTGAGTTTTGTACCCCTTTGTTATATCTATTCTCAAAAGATTTAGCTAATTTGTAAGATTTTTTTTGTATGCTCTGTAATAATTTTTCTGTTCTTCTTGCAGCTCTTTTTATTTCTTGTCTTGCTGCTGTGTTTAAAGAATATTGAATACCTGTTTGTTGATCTAATGATCTAAAATAAGCTAATTTATTATCAAATTTTTTTAAAGCTGCTTCTATTGGTTTTGCACTTTCAACAGAAAACGTTCTCCATTTAGAAAATTCAGGTAGTGTTGCTTTCCATGTAGCTTTTACTGGTGCACCAAACGCAGGTAATACAACTTTTGTTCCTAAGCCAGCTATAAACTCTGCACCTCTTAATGTTTGTTTTGGAATCTGTCTTAATCCTGGCACTCTTGCACCTAGATATGATACAGGTCTAAGGACAGTCCTATCAGCTACTTTTGCTCCTATACCTAATACAAAAGCTCCAGGCTTATACAATCCATATTTAGCACCAATAGGTAATGCTTTACCAGCTAATGCAAATCCTGCACCAAACGTTGCACCTTCAGCACCAAATTTTAATTTGTTTATAAATTTAGCTGCTGCTAAATCTCTTCCTGTTTTACCTTCTTCACTTACAGGTTCATAAAACATAGTAGGTCTATTTGGTTCTGATACAACAAAATCTGCAACACCTAAAGATAATCCTGATTGACCTGATCTTCGTGCAATACTTGTACCAAGTTTAGCTGATCTTCTTAAAAATTTATTTTCTATTTTTGATAATGATGCTCTAAATGCATTATATGTTTTACGAATTTTAAATAGTTTAGGTATTTGATTTACAAGTTTTAAAGTTGCTGTGCTAGGTAAACCATATTGAGTTGCTATTCTAGCGATATCACCAGTTAAAGTTTTAGGACTACCATGCTCCCTAACAAAATCTGTTTGAGCTTTTTGTAGTTTTTGTGTAAAATTTGTATCAGCAACATAATCACCAGCTAGAGTGAATAAACTTAATAAACCACCTCCAATATTTGCACCTGCTCCTAATACTGCAGCTTGAAATTCTCTACCAGCTGTTGTTTGATCTGATTCTAGTTGTTCATCTAAAATTAAATCTTCGCCTCTTTCTTTTCTTTTTTTATTAATATAATCTAAAGCAAATGCAAACCCAAAAGACTTAGGATCATTTCTTAATGATTCTATATAGCCGGCTCCTTTTGTTTTTGGTTTAACAACCCTGACTCTGTCACCAGGATTGGTTTCTATTATGTTCTTTCTTGTATCAATATCTTTTACAGTTTCTTCAAACTCTTTTAAAGTTATATCTTTAAATGGATCGGCCATGTTAGGCCTCCTGTGGTAATACTAATTCGACTCCGTATTTAACATTGAAATTGTCCACGTCTGCTTGTGTAGAGATCGCAGCAAAATCAGCAAGAGCTTCATAGCTGTTAGCGAGTAATGTTACAATATCATCACCAATTTCTTTTGGTAATCTTGCTCTTAATTCATCGTATGAAACTTGCATAGGTTGAGGGTTATTAGGATTCATTGTTTCTGTTTCTTGTATGTTTACATCAGCAATGCCGCCCGGTGTTTGTTCCATAACATTAACATCTTCAGTCATTGTTCCTGTTAAACCGCCTTCTGCTTTTGTTTCTACCTCTACATTAAAATTAAATTTAGCTGTCTCTCTTAAAATTCTAAGCTTCTGTTCATTTTTAAGTTTTGTATAACCTTCATCTGTTGTTTTCCATTTTTGACCTGTTGCATCATTAATTGTATTTTGAACTATACGTCTTGCATCACCTTCAGCTTGTTCTACAGCTGTTTGATTTCTTAAAATTGCAAGGAAGTCTGAATCATCAAGACCTCTTACAACATATTTATCTATGTAATCTTTTTTTTCTGCTTGTAAACGTTTAGCACTTGTTTCATCTCCGGCAGCTATTGCTGCTTCAATGTCCCCATCAAATAAATTATCTATTTGTTTTTGTTTAAATCCAAGAACACCTTTAGCTTTTTCTAAACCTACTTCATACTCTGCTTGAGCTCCTGTTAAAGTTCTAACTAAGTCTTCTCTTTGTTCTCTGCCTTTTGCTTCTCTTGTGTCTATCGACGTTCCAAGATCTGCTCCTAATTTAGCAAGAGGTTGTGATGCTGTAGCAAGTGTTCCGCTAATACCACCACCTTCTGATGGTCTGCCTAATATATCTAAACCTGCACTAGCTATTCTTAAATAATCACCAGCTGATAAACCTTGTCTATTGTACTCTGGAACTGTTTGTTGCATTCGTTCATAAATATCAACAACACCACCAGCGTCATAACCTGGTTTACCTAAACCTGATGCAATACCTTTTCCGTAGCTAGATACTTTACCGCCTCTGAACATTGGTCTTCTTAAAATTCTACTCATTATATTCTCCTAATAGCTCCTGCTAATCCAGCTGCACCAATACCTAATCCTAATAATTGTTGTGTAGCACTTGGTGGAGGTGTTGATTGAACTTGTGTTGCTGCTGGGAATCCACCGATAACTGATGCTAACTGTGGTCCTATTAATCCTAATTGTGTGTAATCTGCAAACGCTGCTTCTCTAGCTGCTTCTTGATCTGCTGCTAGTTTAGCTTGATCTAATTGTCTGCCTTGTGCACCAATTTGTTGTTGGTAAGCTCCTAAACCTTGTTGTGCTTGTAATTGTGCTAATGCTTGTCCTTGAGCTTGTTGAAATCCTGCTTCTCTTAATCTAGCTTCTTCTACTGCTCTAGCTATATCAGCTGTTGCTTGATACTCACCCAGAGCTGCTGCTTCTCTACCACCACCAAAAGCTCCTGCTTGTTGTGCTCTTTGTCTTAAAGATGTAATTCCTTTTGCTTGTTCTCTATCCATAGCCGCAAGCGAAGTATCAATAACTTCTTGTTGGTATGGTGACATAAATTGTTTGTAAGCGTCTGCTCCAACTAAAGTATCTAAACCTGCTGCAGCTGTTGCTGCTTGTTGTT